CACCCTTCTGTTTGTCCACATTCATCTAAGTTGTAAAAACCTTGGATGCAATGATTTCCTGGAATCAATAAAGATTGATCAGTATGCCACCAAGTACGACCTTTGAATTGTCTTCTTGGTGGGTCGAAATTTTCGGGTGCGATATGAAAGGAAATTGCATCGATGGAAGAAATCAACTGATTTGGCTGCACATCCCATAATCTCGCGAAAATAGGTGCAGCAGCTTCTCGGAGTTTCCAAGCGGTTGGCATCATTCCAAAACCAAAATATTGCAACATCATACCATGCATCTGTCCCAACTTAAAATAGTTGGGATAGGTTGAAGGATTACTTCGAACAATTTTCTTATCAGGTGGACCAGTAATAAGTGCTTCAAGAGCAGTCCATACTTCATTTTTGCATTCTGCACAAACTTCGTCAGAAATACTATATTCATCAACAATTGCGAAACCCTGTTCAACCAATTTTTGATGTACTTGATCCAAAGGGGTAACTTCTGTGTAAGGTAATCCAAACATTTTAAGATAACCAAATAGCATTATTTTAAAAAATCAATTTTTATAAGTCTATTGAATAAAATTAAAATCTTATATAAATAATAAATGTCTCAATACAGCGCATCTACTTTAGACGTTACCGCCAATTATATGGGAGAACAAATCCCCTGCCAAATCCAAAATATCTCCTGGAATGGCCAAAACTTCACGGGATCACTCGATGGAATTTCTATCAGTGGCTCTGATAACAATGGCTCCATCAATGCTACCGGAAAATATTTCGGCCACACCTACAACGCCTCCGGCACTGTCACTGGATGGAATTAAAAAATTGATTCAAACTCTTTTTACATTACTCAAATGTAAAATGAAATAATTTTATAAATTCACTTTACGAATCTTCAAATAATTCTTACAACCATTCACATACCTTGAATCTTGATACTGACACTGCACATTACATTTTGTATTGATATAATTATTTATAAACTCATCATAATCCAGCTGATTAATCCCTAAAACGATTGAATTTACATCATATGCATTAAATAGGGCCCAATAGCAGTTTTCGTAGAATGGTGGAGTTGTAAGAGTTCCAGGAAAATCATATCGAACACATTTACTTAATTTATTGAAAACCGAAAGATTATATGTTTTCACTTTACCTTCACTGATAAAAAAATCATCAGTTATTTGTAATCCTCCTGTTGGAACAAGTTTAAGAAGCATTCCAACCACAAAGTAATAATCAATTTTATTTTCCGTTACTTTATGAACAAAATGCACTTCTGCTGGGAAATATTCCCCATTTACCGTATTCTCACTGGCATTATGGAAATGAAAATTGATTAATGTGTATTTACGATTTCCATAATACAAATAATTATCAGGTTTGTCAGGGTAAAATACGGGAATGTCATTTCCATCTGTGTCCTCAATTATACCTGTCACACTCTCCCTAAAATCTATTCTAAAATCAACCTCCAACCTCTTACACTTTATCACCTTCGATTCATCAATATTTATCGGAATGCGACTAACCGAATAAAAATTTGGAAATTTAACCCAAGCTGCTTGATCTTCATAAGACCAATTTTCTAATGCTTTTTGTCCTTTTTCTCTTGAACACATAATTTATAAAATATTTTTTATTTGGTTTAGAGCATAATTAATCCACCCATTTTTTCCCTTCTAACTTTCGCACCAGTTACTGGCAATTTATGCGGATAATACTTTGGAATCACAATTTTCTTTAAACTATTCGGTAATTTATCAAAACTCATTCTGAATCGATCGCCTAATTTAATTACTTCAACTGTATCCGGTAAATGATTAATTGACTGATTAAATAATCCACCAAAAATTATTATTCTCAATCCACCAGGAAATACTCCAATTCCCTGATTAAATTTTATTCCCAATTGCAGCGAAACAATACTATTCGGTAAATTATCAATTGAATTGTCAAATTCCGATCCTAATTTCAATACCATAACTGATGATGGTAAAAAATCAACAGTTTTGTTGAAACTATCTCCAATCTCAAGAAATAAAAGACTATTCGGTAAATTATCAATTGATTGATTGAAGTTATGTCCCAAATATAAATATTTTAAAGTTGGTGGTAAATTGTCGATAGTTTTGTCGAAAGAACTGTCAATAATTAATTTTTCCAATCCATTCGGTAAATTATCGATTGATTGGTTAAATTTACCATAAAATTTTAATTTCCTAAGATTTTGTGGCCATTGGTTGATCGGTTTATTAAATTCAAATCCAAATATGATAATTTCGATGTTATTTGGTAATTCTTGAATTGGATGGTTGAAACTGGGTGGGAAAATAACTTTTCTTACTTTTTTCATTTCATCTATAATTTCTTGTGTTAATGGTTTGACCCAAAAATTGTGAAATTTTAACGTATCATTTTCAATTTGCGTGATAAACGGAAACTCAAACATTCTTACCTATAATCCCATCTAACAATTTTTCTTTCAATTTTTTCCATATGGCATAATTACCAAAATCTGCACCAAATATGCAAACATTATTAAATTCACCGACCAACACCATATTGACTTATACGATCCATCCTTATAATAAAAAAATGCAGCCATCCCCAAAAATAAAAGCCCCATCACAATATAAAAATACTGTTTTTCATAGACAAAACTAAAAGATACAAAAAATAACCAAACAAAAATTGTCCAATATTCATAATTACCCCATTTCCATTCCAAATGACATCCTTTTGATAATGTAGTTTTGAAGTATTGTTGACTCATTTGATAAAGAAAATATGGAATTGCAAAAATACTATATAACATTAACATCTTCCACCTTATTTCTTCATTCCTTACTAACATTAATGAAAATATCGGCTGCACCAATAACAATATCGCCCCAAAAATAGACAATAAATGATTCAACCTAATATTTCCCAAATTCTCCCATATTCCATATTCAACAAATTGCATCAACATTACCGATAATAAAAATAAATATGCAAATACATTATCAAAAAACTTTATTTTATATTTTGTGTAAAAATTATTGTACATGATGAATAATAAAACAAATAAACTAAAGATAAAAGTATTCAAAGAAACTTCTGAATTCCAGCACATAATTTATAGTAGAAAAAAATTGATTTAGAATTGGGATAAGTTAAGGAGAAAATATAAAAAATGCCAAATACGGTTTATTTATTTTGTGGTCCCGCGGGATCTGGAAAGGATACCAGTTACAATTTCTTTCGTAAAATTATTCAAGAAAAACACCCCGAACAAACAATTCTCAATTATGCATTTGGTGATTCATTGAAAGAAATTGTATCAGATGTTACTGAATTGTACACAGGTGTTCATTATCCTGTTGAAAATATGCAGAGTCTTGAATATAAAGAACAACCACGTCCAGAATATCAAATTTATATTAATGGACAAAATCAACCTCTTATCATCCGAAAACTACTTCAACAAATCGGCACCAATATCCTCCGCCAAAAACTCGGTGAAGATATTTTCGCCGAATGCGTTATCAAAAAAATCAAACAACAATTTAAACATCCCAACCAAATTGCAATCATTACTGATTTAAGATTTCCAAATGAACTGAAATGCATTGAGAGATATTGTGATGAAAAAGACCATAATTTTTACACAATTTATGTCGAGAGGAATGGAACACTAAAATCACATAGTCATATCAGTGAAAGTTTCTATGATATGATGCATAAAGATTTTTTGGTTGATAACAATGGATCCTTGGATGATTTGAATGATCGTTTGAAGGAAATTTTTATTTATAATTTAGATCCATTTAATTTCATTTTTGCCTTGTTTTTTGAGGTAATCGTTGCATATTTTAAAATGATTGCAGCCAAAAAAACCTCTACTCGCGCTTAATGGACTTGGATGAACCGATTTTAAAATTAGATGTTTTTTCGCATCCACAAATTTCTCTTTACTGATAGCATAATTGCCCCATAAAATGAAGACAATTCCTTTGCATCTTCTGGAAACCTCCTGAATTATTCCATCTGTATAACTTTCCCATACTTTTGCATAAATATTGGATTTGTTCTCAAGAACTGTTAACGCAGAATTCAGTAAAAGTACCCCTTGTTCTGCCCAATCACTCAAATCTGTTTCTGTACGTCTTTTTCCATAGATTGTCTCCAACTCTTTAAAAATATTAATCAAAGAAGGTGGAACTTTCTTAATTCCATTTGGAACTGAAAAACAAAGTCCCTGTGCCTCTCCTCGATGAATATACGGATCTTGTCCCAATATAAGGACTTTAGTATCTTCGATATTAAAGAAATCAAATGCGTGAAAAATATATTCATTTGGAGGAAGAACTGCTAAAAAATCCGGTTCATACTTCTGTTTTTCCAACTCATGATGTTCCGATATTTTTGCTAATTCTTCAGTATTCTCCAACAAAATATCTTTCCAATTTGTTTGGATGTTTTCAGCTAAACTTATTAAACTCATTTTTCCATTTAAAAAAGAAAAGATAAATTAATCAGTTTTTTGCAAAAAAGTGATTTTTTATAAAATACTTTTTTTTCTCCTCAAAAATGCCCTGGAACCCCGAAAGTTTCGATAAAAAATATTTGAGCAATTCCGACCTAAAATTGCTCAAATATTTTACGGATTATATTGATACTAATAATGTTTCATTCAATAACTTCGATGCTAAAACATCATCGAATAAAAATTTATGTTTAGGATCATTTTTATATAAGATTGCAAATAATTTTGTTGGAGACAAAGCATATCATATGAGAGAATTGGGAAAATATTATGAAAGAATTAACAATGAAAAACGTGCTTATCATTGGTTTTATATTTCTTCGAGGAGGGGAGATCATATTGCTATGTATAAGATGGGAATTTATCATGAACATGGATATGGTGAAACTGCCCTTGATTTAAACGTCGCTGCAGAATGGTATAAAAAAGCGGCTGACAAGAATCATCACATCTCTCAATACAAGGTTGGTCAGTTTTATGAGGAAGGTATCGGTTTTGAGAAAGATTCAGTTGAAAGTTTAAAATATTATTTGAAGGCGGAATCATATTTAACAGATTTGAATTTGTCCATTAAGATTGCAAAAATGTTCGAATCAGGTGAAGGAACTGCAGCTGATTTTGAAAAAGCCTTTGAGCGTTATTATTATTTAGCAGAGAACTTTGAGGATCCATTTTCTTTATTTAAAGTTGGAACCTATTATTATAGTGGAAATTTTGTTGAAGAAAATATGGATAATGCAATTATTTATTTTACGCGATCCGCCAATAAGAATAATCCATTGGCTTGTATTAAATTGGCAACAATTTATGAAAAAGGCCATGGAAGACCGATTAATTATGAGGAAGCGTTTAATTGGTATCAGAAGGCGGCCGATATTGGAAGTGCATATGCAAAGTATGAATTAGGATTATTATATCAGTATGGTATGGGAGTTGATCAAGATTTGGAGAAAGCTTTTGGATTATTTCAGGAATCCGCTGCCAAAAAGGGATATCCGGGAGACAATGTAAGGTGGGGTTGTTATCAATTAGGGACATTATATGAGAAAGGTGTTAAACAAGATGATAAAATAATTGTTCCAAGAGATCTGGAAAAAGCGATTCACTATTATAGAATCTCAGGAATGGCGAATAATGGAATGGCATTGATAAGATTAGGTGAGCTATCTTACAATGGTGTTAACATTGATGGAAAAACTACTGAAGATTATTTTAAGATGGTTGAGGAAAATGGAAAAAGTTATTATATCAGGCATTTGTTTGTTACCTATATGGAAGGTATTTATATGCCGAAGGATCCAGAAAAAGCTATTTATTATCTCAAAAAACAGTCTCTTGACAAGAATAATATTCATCTCCTTGGTATGGCCTATGAAGAAATTGAAAATTTCGATGAAGCATATAATATTTACCTTCAAGTTATTGAACAAGGAAATGCGAGGGGGTATGTTCGAATTGGACAGTTATATGAGAATGGAAGAAAGTTTCAACAAGATTATGAGAAGGCTGCTGAGTATTATCAGAAGGGTTTGGAAGAAGGATTTTTATTTGCAAAGTTTTATTTGGCGAATATGTATGAAAATGGAATGTATTTTGAGAGGAATATGCTGAAGGCTTTTGAAATGTATATGGAATTGGCGCACAATTATGAAGAAAGAGCTTGTTTCAAGATTGGACAGTTTTATGAAAATGGAGAAGTTGTTGAAAAAGATTTGAAAAAAGCTGGGTTATGGTATTGGAGAGCAACTCGAAGAACTAGCAAGGAAATCTCTGATAAATTCAATTCTTTCTTTAACTAAAATTTTTTAGTTAAAAATATGCTGAAATGATTATAAGTTAAAAAAATTGATCTTAAAAAAGAATGTATTACAAGAGGTTACATAATGGAATCTGAAGCACAAGTTATTTCATCTTTTTTTACCAGGAAACTGGTTCAACGTAATTATATTCATTCAATGGAGGTTAAATTCGTGATTAAAAAACGGTTGGACTCGGAGTGGGAGAATATTGAGGAGGAGAGGAGAATAAACAAGAATATTTCTTTGGCTATGGATAGCCCTGGAAAATTTGGAGAAAAGTTGGCAACATATATTTTTTCAGACAGTATTGGAAGCGCTAGTAAAGGTGGATGTGCATTTGATAATAACTGCAGAACAACTGGATTGAAGCGAGAAGTAAAAACTTGTTGTCTAGTTCAGCCAAAGATTTGTTTGACCTGTGAGAGCATAAAAGGATTATTGATTAGTAATTTTGTGATGTGTCCAGATTGCGTAGTAATAAATAAATGCACTGTTTGTCAGAGAAAGACCTTAAATAAATGTTTGAATTGTGAGGTCCAGAAATGTGCCAGATGCATATCCGAATTGAAGAAAATTAATTCAATTAAGGTTCCCTATTTTCAGCAGAAGTGTTTGTATTGTGGATCAACTAGTAATGAGAATTTTAAAGAAGTTCGAGACACTCGGTTTGCAATAGATTGCAAATCTCATTTTGAATTTCGGGAGGAATTGTTTGAATATCTATTTAATATACTTGATTACAAAGATGGAAAAATAATTTTAGAATCCTTTATCATACCTTCAAGCAATCAATATTTTGATAAATTACTAAAAACGCAGCTTGGAGGTGGGACCAAAACCTGCAACCTGATGCCAAAAAGACATGATTTTTATTCATCTGGGCCAATTAAAATAATTCATGCAGTCTATAATGAACAGAAGGAGCTTGAGGAATTTTGGTTTGATGCTTTTAATAAGAAAATATGTGATTATCCGGCAATGGATTTAAGGGCAGATTTGAGGTTGGCGTTGAAATTGCCGAAGAATCATGAGTTTTTGAGTAGGGATAGGATACCTTATGGAGAATTGGAGGAAGTTTTGGTTCCCAAAAAAAAGAATTTAGGAAAAGAACGCGGCAAAACTAAAAGAATTGGCTGAAAAAGAAAATTGATTTTTTAAATTAAAGAATATTTACTATTATAACTCAATTATGAACTCGGAGTATTTAAATCGAATTTTAAATGAAGATTGTGAGACATATTTACCAAAGTTAGAAGAATTATCTGTGGATTGTGTGATATTAGATCCACCTTATTTTAATGTAGTGAATGAAAAATGGGATACACAGTGGAAGTCATTGGAAGAATATTTGAATTGGTTTCGGCCTATTATGCAGCAGATTGCGAGGGTTAGTAAATATAGTTGTTCTTTATGGTTATTTGGTTATCCTTATCAGTTATCATTTTTGATACCGATTGTGGAAGAGTTCGGATTTACTTATAGACAGCATATAACGATTGATAAAGGTTTAAGAAGTGTAGCTGGTCGGACATCGAATAAGTTGAAGATGTTTCCGACGGCGACGGAGTATGTAATATATTTTCACAAGGAGGCGAGACCATTGATCAAGGGTCATTTACAGAATAAGAAGAGTGAGAAAGGTTTGTCCTCGAAGGAGATAAATTTGCATTTAGGAAAAGCAGTGAATGGTGGAGGAACCTGGTCCACTATTGCTGGAGAAAAACAGAAGAATATTCAGTACCCAACGAAGGATGATTGGGAAAAATTGGATGAATTATTTGGAGGGATGGATTTGAATTATGATGATGTAGTATTTAAATTTAATCCTCAGCCGGGATTGACGGATGTGTGGACTGATATTAATTTTTATGATACGACTTATCCGAAAAAACATCCGACACAGAAGCCATTTAAATTAATTGAGAGATTGATATTATGTTCGACTGATGAGACAGATGTTATTTTAGATCCATTTATGGGATCAGGAATGACGGGATTTGTTTGTCGGGAGAGGAATAGGCAATTTTTGGGTTGTGAGATGAATGAAAAATATTTTGCGGACAATTTGTTGAATTAGTTTATAAAAAATAAAATTTATTTTCGATTATTTTTAATTTCAAAATTGTTTTTTGTAACGATTTTGACAGATGGAAAATTTCTATTAAAAAAATTTAAATATCTATAATTGTCATTAACCAATAATATCTTCAAATTGGACGGACATCTCTCTATTTTATTCTTAAATGGCATAAACCCACTCTTCCTCAACATAAAATTACCATTATCCAATATAGTATAATGATAACCTAACACCAACAATTCTAGGCTATCCGGTAAATTATTCAATGATTCTTTGTATTTTACAGAATTAATAATAAGCACTTTTAAATTTATTGGTAAGTTATTTATACTTTGTGTAAAACATTTTCCAAGATAAAGTAATTTAAGTGATTGAGGTAAGAAATCGACTGGTTGGTTATATTTGTCTCCAAGGAAAAGTTCAATCAATGTACTTGGTAAATTATCAACCTGTTGATTGAATGAGTCACACAATATTAATTTTGTAAGTCCGTGTTGTAAATTATTGATACTAAAGTTGGACGTACCTCCAATATGAATTGTTTGTATTGTATTTGGTAATTCCGGTAATTGTTCTAGTTGATTGAAAAATTCAATTTCTAAAACATTTGGGGGGATGTCAGACAATGAATTTTGGTAGTTGTTAAGAAATGTTATTTTTTGTAATTGGGGAGGAAAATAATGAATAAGGGAATTAAATTTTCTTCCAAAAAATATTTTCTTTAAATTCAAAGGTAATTTAGTAATTGGTAAATTAAATTCACTACTACAAACTATTACCTCAATACTATCAGGCAAACTATCAAAAGAATGATTGTAATTTTTTCCAAAATTAATTAGTTTTAGTTTATTTGGTAAATTGTGTAAAGGAAGATTATAGTTAATTACAGCAAGTTTTTCAATATTTTCTGGTAAATTTTCAATTACTTGTGTAAAGTCGTGTCCATAACAAATATTTTTTAATTCTTTTGGATATTTTCTAATGGGAAAATTAAATTTTGATCCTATAGTAATTTTTTCCACAGTATCTGGTAAGTTGTCAATTGATTGATTAAATCGATGTCCAAAAATAATTTTTTTTAAATTTGCAGGATATTTTGAAATTGGCTGATCAAATCTTAATCCAAACATAATATATTCTATGTTATCTGGCAAATTATTTATTGGATGATTGAAATAATCGTTAAAGTTAACGGCATTATATTTTGAAATAATTGATATCATTTCAGGAGTAATTGGTTTATCAAAGTTAGTGCGAAAGTTTAGTGTGTCAACATTATCTTGATTTTTTGTAATAAAATACCATTCATTTTCGTCTGCGTCACTGGAAAGATCTATATATTCTTCAGAATCAATCATTTCATCAGAGATTATTTCAACGTCATCACTGAAATAATCAGTATTAAAATCCCTTGTAAAAAAGACATTGAGACCTATATGTTGCTCCATTTTTATAATATTTAAAAAATCAATGCAAATAGATTCAATTTTTATTTACATCATATTTTTTCACCTCTAACATCTTTGTAAAAATTGATACTAAATGGAAGTATATATACGTTTGTTAACGAGATGACTGAACAGGATAACAGTACTCCAAGCAATTTTTTTATAGGTTCATCACCTATTTTTCTGAATGTGACAAATAATTTCTCATTTATGGGAAGTGATTTTGACCGTGATTTTTCGAATAGTTTTTTGGGAGAGGAAGATGGACCATCTTTTGTTTTCAATGAGAAACCACAGAAAAAGGTTAAAAAAGAGGTTAAAAAAGAGGTTAAAGAGGATTTTGAGTGGAAAAAGATAGAGGATCCAGTTTTGAGGAAAAAAATTCGAAATCGTCTCAATGCCAGAAATTCAAGAATCAAAAAACTCACTGAATTTGAATTGTGCAAATTAAAAATACAACAACTTGAAGAAGAAAACCTACAACTTAAACTCAAAATTATTCAACTCGAATCACAAAAAAAAAATTATAATATCCTTCCATTCTTCTCAATATCACCGGAATAATACACAAAAATACTCCAACATAAAAATCTCTCCCTGGAAATTCCTTCTTCTTAATAAAATAATCAATTAATTTCACCAATGAAATAGCGGTAAAGATAGCTCCATATATCATAACTAAATCAACATTTTTGTATATTCCAGCAAAATAGATTCCACATAAAGAGCCAAAGATAATACCGGAAATTAAATTCATTTTTGTCTTTAGTAAAAATAAATCTATTTTATTTCAATTTTTTTCAAGAAAATCTACAATTTTATCCCAATTGGTATCGCCACATCTTTTGAGTTTGCCAATAATCCTGTATTTTTTGATATATTCTCCCCCAATGGTTAATCTCTTAAAACTTGATATCATAAATCTTTTTTCTCCAAAACATCCCTTCTCTTTGACTAAATCTATTTCAACAATACTACTAATACCATTTAAATATAAATATAATCTTCCTTCAAATAAATCAACAACTACATCCCTATTTTCAGCCTGAGAACGAAAAAAAGAAATTGTATCTTTTAATTCAAAAGTAATTGTTTTACTATCTATATTAAATTGTAAAAAATATGTGTTGCATCCATCAGAAAAAAATGTATTTGTTTTTAGATTCCTTGGCATATTTTTATATAGATAAGAAAATTAAATTTAATACAAAAAAATTATTTTTTTAGTTTCATATTTTTAGTTGAAAAAGATAAAATCCTATTTTTTATCTACTTATATAATTCTCATATCATCCTTCCACATATAAAAAAAAATTATATAAAGCTTTCCATTTTACACCTTTGAGAAAATACACCTTTGGACATTTAAGTTCGCACAAAATATGTGTATTTTCTGTAAATATTCCGCTATATTTGCTGTAATTATAAATCCGAAATAGAAAATTGAGGTTACATTGTTCACTTTAGAATTGAATGAATTGTGGGATACCCTGTTATAACATTTTTTTATAATTGATAATTAGAATTTATTTTCCCGAACTTCCAAATCCGCCCTCTCCTCTCTTCGTCTCATCCAACTCATCCACCTCAACCAAAATACCCTCATATATCCTCTCAAATATAATCTGCGCAATCCGATCTCCAATCTTCACCTCAAAATCACTTTCTCCATTGTTCATCATAATCACCTTGATTTCTCCTCGATAATCACTGTCAACAACTCCAGCAAAAATATCAATGCCATTCTTAAATGCCAATCCACTTCTCGGTGCAATTCTGGCGTAACAATCAGCTGGAATACGGATGGAAATGCCAGTGGAAACAGCTTTCCATTTTTTGGATGGAATAATTAATTCCTCGGCAGCATATAAATCACTTCCAGCACTCCCTGGAGTTGCTTTAGTAGGTACAATTGCATTTGAATTTAAAAGTTTTACTTGAAACATTTTCATATATCACTTATTTTATGAGAAAAAACATCAATTTTTTTATGCAAAAATTGATGTTTTTTCTATTAGAATTTTCCTGATATAATTGACTGTGCAGATGGAACAAAAGGAATTAATTATAGAAAATATTAATGAACCTTTAATTTCCATCAACTCTCACAAAATTTATTTTACTAAAAATGGTGAACCTAAAGTCGAAAATGCAGAAGGATACCGCCCTGATTACGAATATCATAGCGTAAGTTCAATCTTCACTAATATCGACTATCCAATTCAAAAATTAAAACTTGAAAATTACAACTCCGATTTATTTAATTTCCACGAAGATTATTCAAAATTAAACATCAAAAGCGAATTTGATATCATCAAACACTCCCTCGATATTTACCACCAAATCGAAGAAATTAATTTCGGAAATAGTTTTAATAAAATACCAAACATCCTACCCAGAAATATTAAAAAAATTACTTTTGGATTTCAGTTCAACCAAATTATCGACAATTTACCAAATACTATCGAATTTATTGAATTAGGAAATTTTTTCAACAAAACAATTGATAATTTACCTTCATCTCTTAAAAAACTTAAAATTATTGGTGTTTTTAATCAATTGATTGACTTTTTACCACCAAATTTGGAGGAATTAATTATTGATGATAGATTTGATCAACCAATTGATAATCTGCCAACTAATTTAAAAATTCTTGAATTAGGTGATGGTTTCAATCATTCAGTCGACAATTTACCATCAAGTCTCCAAAGATTAAAATTAGGTGGAGAATTTAACAAATCAATCAATAATCTACCAATGAATTTGAATTATCTTAATATTTCATCGAATAATCTTGTTGGTGTATTTAATCAATCTCTTGATAATTTACCAGAAAAATTGGATACATTAATTTTACCTGATGAATTAGATTACAATTTTACGTATTCATTTAATAATTTGCCTAGTAATTTGAGAGTTCTTCAACTTTTTGAAGATCACACCCAAAGGATATGTCTTGAAAATATACCGGATTCAATTGAAAAATTAAGAACAAATATTAGAAGTTTACCTACAAAGATACCTAAAAATTTAAAGAAAATTGTGTTAACTGCTCATTCTGATATATTAACGGAGAATCTGGAAATTTTTGAAAGAAAAGATGTTGATATTAAAATTATTTTAAGTTTATATGATAATAATGAAATTGACATAATACCAGAAGGTATAACAAGATTGAAACTAATTAATTGCACATCTAATAATGATAATTTAAGAATCAAAAGATTTCCAAGTACATTGAGAGTATTCACTACTTTTGATGATTATGATGCGAAATTAAGATTACCCAATGGCTTGAAGTCTTTAAAACTTGGATCTTGTTTTAATCAACCATTATTAGACCTTCCAGATTCTATCGAATATATTAGATTGGGTGATTCTTTTGACGAAAGAATTAATTATGTTCCAAAAAATCTGAAGAGAATTGATGTTTACAGGGATAAGAATAATCATAGAAAACTAAAAATACCAAAAACATCGGCAATTATTTCCTATATTCGTGAATAAAATTTATTCTTTTGTATCCTCAAATTTTACTTTATAAAATGAGACATTTTCCTTCCTACACATTGGACAAATCTTTTTTCCCCTTTTTATCCATCCCTCCAAACCCTCTCTACTAAAAATATTTTTACACAATTCACAACCAACCAATTCTACTAATTCATTTATTTCTTCTTTAGTTATTGGGCAATCTAATTGTTTCCGAAAAAAAATTTCTGTATCTTCCAAATATTTTATCTGCAATCCTTTTCCTCCAAATGCCAATAATAATGAAATAGTCTCTTCATCATAGGAAAAATCCACAAAAAATCCACCATCTCTCGCATTCGGATCAGCACCATTCTCTAATAAATAAATTGCCATTTCCATGTCATATTTACCCAAAGCCAATTTTAAAGGTTCATCATTCTCCACATGAATATCAGCACCAATTTCAATTAAATATTTTACTACATCTATGTTATTAAACAAACAAGCATTTACCAAAGCATTATCACTATCCACATGAATATCAGCTCCTCTATCCACCAAATATTTCACCATTTCAACATCGCCAAATATTATCAAATTATTCAATGCTATATTATTCTTATAATGAACATCTGCTCCAATGTCAAGTAAAAACTTAATAATTTCAAAATTACCTATTGAACTAGCTTTTTCAAATCCCTCATTGATATCAGCACCAAGACTACAAAATAATTTTACCATTTCCAAATTCCCACATTCTATCACATTTTTTATTGCAAAATTATCCCGTAATGTCACATCCAAACCAAGATCTTTAATTAATATTATATTTTCATAATCTTTTTTTTGTAATAAAAGATGCAAAATTTCACCATTTTTAACATTCACATTCACTCCTTTCTCTACCAAAAATTTAAAAATATTCATCCTACCGCATTTTAATGCCGAAATCAATAATTTTTCATTTTCTTCATTTGTCACAACCGATTTATTATAAATATATATAAATAAATCACTCATTTCATTCCAGATTGAAAAAAAATTACTTAATATTATTTTATTCAAACAATCATCAGTCCTTATTCCTTTATCAAATAAATATTTTATTACTTCATAAACTTCATCACCAATAGCCTGATCCAATATATCTGTTTCATTTCCATAATATTTTAACACATAATCTAATAATTCATACTTTCCCGAAATTATACAATAATTTACAATTATAGATGACTCTTCCAAAAAATTATCTGTACTATAATTTGATAAAATAATTTTTAAAATTTCCAAATTGCTATGATCTATCGCATAACATAATATCATTGAATTTACTTTTTCATATTTCAACTTTTCTTTTAGCAACTCTTCGTCATTTTCTTTTAAACATTCCAATATGTTTTTTGAAAAAACCCTTGGTAAATTTCCGAAATATTCCATAAAATTCATCCAGCTATCTCTTTCTTTAATCATTGTTACCCCTACTTTGTCAATTAATTCATTTTCACATTCAAAAGTACCCTCATCAGAATCAGACGTGTAAGAAGATTCTTCTTTTAATTCATCTTCTGAATCTGTGTAATTTTCAGAACTTAATGATGATATGTCATCCATTGTTTATAAACATAATTTTTTTTTAAGTTGTTATAGAAAATGATGATGGAAAACTGAAGATTTCTTCTGTAATAAATTTTACATTTGGATATTCCAACCTCATATCCATCAACCAATCATAATTTCCATTCACCAAAAAATATTTCAAATTCTTCGGCAACCTCCTCACCGGCTCCGACGGTCCCACCATATAAGACGGCGAATAATTCATTTTCCAACATCCATTCTCATCCATACTATATCCAAAAATAATTACCTCAATATTATCCGGCAAATTATCCAATGATCCATAATAATTATCATTGAATAATAAAAATTTCAAACTGTTTGGTAAATTATATAATGGAAAATGGTATTCTCCATTAAAAAAAAGATGTGTTAAGCTTTCTGGCAAAAAATCCAATGGCTTATTGAACCGTTTGCCCAACCTAAGATATCGAAGGCCACAAGGTAAATTATCAACAGTATGATTGAAACATAAACCGAGATGAAGATATTCCGTACCAAATGGGATATTGTCCACTGGTAAATTGAAATAATCATCAAAACGTATCATTCTCCCTATTTTTCTCGAAATAGGCAAAAATAATTTTGACAAAAATTTCTTTTCAAAACGAAACTTAATCTTCTCAACATTTTGAGGCACCAACTTCAACTGTGACATATCAAATCTTAATTGATCCTGTGGCCCAATCAAAAATATAACTTTTCTCACCTTTCCCAAAACCTGTAAAATATGAGAAGTGAGTACAAAAACCTTATGCAGAATTAACTTATTATTCTCTATTATATACGGCATTTGCAAATAATAAACATCTATTATTATTATTTTTATCATCAATTTTTTATATTAGATGTAAAAATTGATAGCCAAATTATTTATTTATTTATACAAGGGGTAATAATGGAAATAGAACTTAAATCACTTTACTCTTTGAGTATCAAAGATATTTTCCCAGATCCTGGCGGTAAAGGTGTTGCAATTACCTATTCCGACAATAAATCTGTTTTTGTACCATATAGTTTGTTGCTTGAAGGATACCTTGTTGACATTATTAGTGAATATTTTGGTTTTTCCATATACATTCACGAATGTCTTCCTGAAATACCTTCTCAAGAATTCTGGAATTTATGTCGCGATGCTTATTCCTGGTCTGCAAAAAGTCAATGTAAAGATTTTCTATCCAATGGCAACGAAGTTATCGACACATTTGAAGGAATCCTTACATCCAACAACATCCAATTCGTAAATATTCATACCAAAATGATCAACGAACATTTTGCAATATTTGTTGAACATCTGTTAATGATGCCTCTTCAACATCTAACATTTCAGAGTTCTATTGGTCCAATTATTTTGAATAATGTGGAAAGATTTTATGACTAGGTTTATTTATAATTAAATGGTGGTGAATTTGTTGTTGCCTGTTGCGTGTCTTAGCGTGTAAATATTCTTCTTCTTCCAATCATTTCCAGTCGTTTTCTGTGACATCACATACATATCTCCATGATTTAATGGTAAAATTGCTCTTGTACCAATTGGATTTCCTTTGAAAAACCATTGATAATGAATAGGCGGTGACTCTCCCAAACGAATTGCCAATACCTTCAACCTCTCCTTATCTCCATGAAATCCAATGCCACATTCCTTCTTATAGTAGTAATTCAATTCTCCCGCCAAATCTTCTCCTCCTTCAATAAAATTGGGCAAAACACTTCTAACATGTCTAGTCAATGGGACTGTATCATATGCAACAATACGACCACGTCCTTCTTCATAATTCGGCTCCTGTGCCGCCAAATCTAAACAAAGATTGTATCGGGCAGTCTTATTCACAACTCTTCCATACATCTTCGCCTTCTTATCCCAATTCAATCCTACCAACTCCTCAAACATTTGATCTGCATTCGCTCCGTGCCCAGATAATAAAGCATTGACACCATTTCTAATAATCAACAATTTGGCTTCTTCTGCCACGGCACCTGATGGTAAAAATATGTTCAAATCAATCATCTCACATAAACATCCAATTTGTTCAAAACGTTGGGCACAAGATTCAAGGTTTTGAACAGAAAATCCATTTTCGGCTAAGGTGCCGATAATTTGCATTCCGACGTGGTTTTCAGCACGATCACCAAAAGTTAACGTAATAGTCCTATGATTAAAAATCATTTTATATATTTGCAATATGCAATGTTTTAACTTTAGAAATTTCAATTTTTGTAAAAATTGATTTTATTTTAAATTAGGCTTTTAAAATTAAAAATGGAAGAATTCCCACAGTTACCTCAACAAGTTCTTGATCTAATCAAAAAATTAGATAATAAAATCCAATGTCCACATGGAAAAATAAAACCATATTTTTGCAGAGATTGCAATGGAAAAGGAATTTGTCAACATAATTCACTTCGATATAAATGCCGCATATGCCGACCAATTCTTAAAAAATTTAAAAATTTGAAAATATGCATATGCAACAATAATAATCAATGTGAGTTTTGTATAAATAAGAAAAAAGAATCAGAGACTTGTTTATATAAGAGGTTATCTTATGTGAGTTCAAAACATAAAGTGGAGTTGAAATGTGAATGTGAGGATTGTAAAACTAGAATAAAAGTAGCTGAAGGAAAAATTTGCTTCGTCTGCCAAACAAATCCTGTTTTTCGTCTCCTCAGATGCAAACAATGCTTCCAAAAACATTACCAAAAAACTTCCCCTAATCCTTCCCCTCCCAAACCTCAAATAGAAAACGAAAGAAAATTACTTTCCACCAACAAATCTTCAACAATTCTTCTTCAAGAATTAAAACTTCCTGAATACAGAATCAATATTCTTAATAAATCGTGTAAAAAAATAGATGATGTTATTTCCATCATTGATAGTAATAATAATAAATGGCTTCTTGAATATTATTTAAATAGCTTATTAAAAGTTTTTACGAAATTTGTTGTTAACAGGGATAATTCATTACAATTAAAAATTGCATCTGAACGTCTAGGAGATATTGAAAAAATATTAAAAAATTCAATTACGGATGAATCACGTTGTTTATCAATTAGAATAATTTGGTTGTTGATATGTAACAATACGGTTGCAATGAGAGAATTGGTGGAATATGGGAATATTATGGAAATAATAGAAAAATGGAAAAGTGATGTATTTTCAAATATTGAAACTATAAACAAAATAAACGAAATTTTCCATCAACTTCAACACTATGGCATTCTCAAAAATTGAATTATATTTTTTTTACTTTTATAATACCAACAAAATGACAACATACGAAAAACATTTATGTGAACCTTGGTTTACATTAGTTGCAATAGGATTGAAGAAGGGTGAAGGAAGGTTAGATAGAGGTGATTTTTCTAAGATGCAACCGAATGATATAATTATTTTCCATAATTCGGATCTAGGATTCAAAAGAACTTGCAAAGTTCAAATCTACCATATCCGAAAATATGAAAATATGCAATCTCTTATTCAAAAGGAAAATCTAGATATCCTTTTACCAAGTGTAAAAAACCAAGAAGATGCCACAAAGATTTACCAAAATATTTACAAAAATGATTTCGATAAATATGCAGCGATTGCTTTAAAAATCGGAAAAATATTTTAAATTCGCTCAGGGTAATGGTGGAAAAATTGATTTTAATTATAACAATTTGTAAAGTGGGATAATAATGAATCATCGTAGGAGTGATTTAGAATGGATGGAGATTGGAAAGAAATTGGCCGATTTTCGTGATCGATCAAAAATAATAAAAGAAATTATAGAAAAAAGATTTACTAGGAAATACATAGAAATAACACGTCTTTTTAACTTTTATGATGGAATTAAAAATATTGAATGTTTAATGAAATGTATAGATAAACTTTTCCGAATTTTTGTGAAAGATGATCGAATACAAGATTTACCAGTGGATTTTGTAATAAAATATGCTCATATGAATCCTCGTTATGAAAGAATGGAATATCCGGTATTTAAGCTGAAAAGAGGTAAATGTAAGCCTCTCTCAGTTGGTGAAACCGAAAAACTATTTATCCTCTCTTTTACAAATGATCTAAGCAAATTTCTTAAAGAAATTTATTTGGATCAATTGATTGAAGAAATGCAAAGAAAAGACCAAATCCATATTATTAAATACATTTATGGTTTTTTTCAAAGAATCTTAATGTGTGAAGAAAAACTCGCTCAATTATAGATTTAGACTATTTTATAATTTTTTTTTATAACAATAAAATATGGAAAAAGAAAGAATTATTTTTTTAGTTGTTTCCCTTCTCTTTCTCGGATTAATTGTTTGGGTGGTTCTTAATAGAAAAAATAGAGAAAACTTCGGACGTCCGGATATTGGCGTCCCAACATCAGATTTTATGGAAGGTCCAGGCGAAGGAAGACTTTGGCCCCCTGGATCCAAACAAATTCATGTTACCAGCATTTGTCCGGGATGTGGATAAAAATTGAATTTTATTTATTATTTTTATTGACAAATAAAATGATAAAATATTTTTTAACGATTAGTGGGAATCAAGAAGTTATCCAACAAATTTTGCAAGAAAAAAATTTAATAATTTTTTTCGAGAATGCAGAGATTGATATTGGAATGGAAAGTGTTAATATAATATTTGAATCCGACCAAGATTTTTATGAAGAAATAATAGGAATGATGGAGAAATATTCGCAAATGATGTTTCGATTATTATATTATGGAAACCAGGAGAAGATTGGTGGTATAGTGGATGGAATATATGGAAGAATTAAGAAATTTGAATTTGAGGTTGATGGAAATGAATTGATGGAATTTGGACGTATTGTTTTTGGATATGGAATAGATTGATCTTATAAAATAAAATTTTATAAAAATCGGAAGTTTTATTATGATAACTTCTTTGGTAAAAAACTCTTTTGTAAAGAGTTAAATTGGTGTTCTAAATATTACATCTCACACACCTTATAAATAGATTTTATTTTTATAAAATAATCTAAAAATTGAAAAATTATTTAATTAAATCCTAACCTATTTAACTTCAAATGTCAATATATGTGCCAAACATATTGATAATTAAAGGTAAGCATTCTCAAATTGATACGATTATTGGTGAAAGATTTTGTTTGGCTAATGCATTTCCTCCTCCAAGTGAGATTTATTCTGAGAGTTGGTGCTTGGATAATTGGGGAATAAGATTCGATATTAGTGATGATGTTTCTGTTGAATATCGGGTAAGAAGTGTGAAAATACATTTTGAAAGTCCTTGGAGACATCCGGGGAAATGGTTGGAGAATGTGGCGAAATTATATCCGGAACTTAATTTTACTCTTTATTGGGCGAATGAATATCCGAAATGTGGAAAAATTAAGGTGAAGAATGGAGAATATATCGGATTTTTATATAATGATGGACCAGATGCAATAAGATTTTATGGAAGATATTTCAAATAGAATATTGGATTCTTTTTACGACATATTATAATGAAAAATTATTTTATAAATAAGATATACCCAACTACATTCTAAGAGAAATGTGAGCTGAACAATCACCAGGGGATCTCTTGATTGTAATCGGTATTAATGAGTGAGTATGAGAAGTATACTCTTTACTACCAAATTTGTAACCATAAGTATCAACATATTGGCGAACACCATGCGGAAATTGGCCGACTTTCCATTGAGCGGAGTCAAACTGTCTCCTGATAGAAGATGAAGAATATTCACACTTGGACTTCTCTTTATCTATCAATAGACTCAATACCTTTTCTTCATTATATCTTTTAATGAATTTCCAACATTCATCAATAGAAATTGAGTTTGTAGAATCTAATGAGTTCACATACCTTGCAACTTTATACATTATTCTAATCGCAATCTCAACTACCTCCTCCGGATTTTTTTCACGGCTGCCTTTCTTAAAAGAATAAATCTCTTCTTGACAAGAGCCAGGAATAAAAGCACGCTGAAACTCTTTTTCAATTTCAAATTGCATAATCTTCTCAAATAATATTACATAGGGTGTAACAACAAACACTCTTAATTCTTCATCCCCTCCGTTATACCTTCTTCTATTCAATACATCCCTTCCCCTTACTTTCAATTCGCTTGCGTCTACCAACTTAAACTTCTTGGGTTTTTGCTTAACGTATGGATCAAAATCATTATCATTTTCCTGCAACGTTATTGTGATAGGATCCTCGTGACGACCACAAGTCATGTTTGATTTACCAACCTTAAATAGATAGAAAAAAAAGTTAAACTTCAAATAAATAATACCAAAATGATCATCCTCACCAGGTTCCATCTTAAAATCTTCGAGGGGAGAGTGGTCTATGACACCCTGGGATAACCAACAATTCTTCCAATCATTTCCAGCTAAAAGAACACTGAAAGAAGAAACAAAGTTATTGAAAAGAGCACTCAGGACATTCATTTGCCAAAAAAAAAAATCGGACAAACAAGCAACATTGTAGGACATATTAAGATAAAATCACTATATATTCATTTTATAAAATTTATAAACCATCAATTTTTTTTACTATAAAAAAAATAATAATACAAAATATCTTTCAATTACTTTTTACAATTTATAAACATATTTTCATCCTACAATTACCTCTTCCCAACTTTTTTAGTTGCAGAAGAATCAGCCGTTTTCTTACAAGCCTTTTTGCAAACTATTTTAGTGGCACTAGTCATTAACACTGCAAAAGCATCTTTTGGAACAGGATGCAACTTCACTGATACCCCAATAAGTTCAATATCCTTTACATCTGTGATTGACCACAATGCTATCATCCTAGTTTGGAAATCCTTATTGATAAAGAAGTTATTTTGTTGTGGACCGCGTTGGTCATCAGGTCTAAAAATTAATTTGCATAACTCTTCATCCTTCGGCCTGCGAACGCCTTTTCTACCCAAAATATTTTTGAAAGTATCTTCACCAACTAACCAAGCGAACGACTTAAGCTGTACAACTTTATTTTCACAGAAATCGCTATGCGCTTCTTTAAAAGTTTTACGTGAATCATTATTCATAGTATGTCGGAGGCCGCTGTCATACCACTTCACAAGGCAATCAATTTGAGACTCGACAGACTCTTTGATATCCTTATCTTTCTTGCAAAACAACTCATTCTCTTGCTGCATAGTATAATGTGCAACATCATACATCAATTCGAGACTTTCTTTGATCATTTCATTCCTGGAAGGAGAAACTCCGCCTCTTTTTTTGAGTTCATTTTTGTTAAACTCGAAGAGGAAAATTTCTTCTTGGAGTGACCCATCATATTCGAATTTCTTGAATCTTTGACGTTGAGTGGAGAGATAAATGTTTTCAAACAAATGGAAAAATGGAACCCTAATCGCAAAATGGTACTCGTCTGCACCATCAACTAATGACTCTCCATCAAGTTTTTTTAAATTCTTTAATGGAGTATCTTTGTTGAGAACAATGGAAATTTGGTGGTCTAATCTTGTAGATCCCATTCCTGAAATACCACTTTTATGGTATTTATCGTTAGTCTTGAAGTAGTTATCACCTGGTAAGTCGAAAGGATCAGGGCATTCGCCCCAAGTTTCATATCGCTGCAATCTTCTCCCAGCAGGAGGAGCCTTGACATCTTCAAGACTCAGCCAATATGTCTTTGTTTTCTTTCTATTGACTTCCTCGGTAAATTTAAAACCTTGACCACGCAAATAAGTAATAGTATCTTCAGCCATCTAATGCACCCATTTCATTATCATTATAAAAATTTGTACCCATCAATTTTTATTTTTATAAAAATTTATTACTCAGTTTTTGCTTACAAAAACTTTGTGTCAATTTTTATTTTTATAAAAATTTATTACTCAGTTTTTGCTTACAAAAACTTTGTGTCAATTTTTATTTTTATAAAAATTTATTACTCAGTT